GGAGGCCACGAATGTCTGACCTTGAAATCAGGACGTGCGATGCGGGCGAGCTCCGGGTGGAGTCCCGCGGGGTGGCGAAGATCATTCGCGGCTCCGCTCTTCCGATCTTTCGGCCGCCTGTCGGAGAACCTCGGCGGCTTCCGCGAGATCATCACGCCAGCCGCGGTGGACCGCACGCTGAAGGATGGCGTCGATCTCCGGGCGCTGGTGGACCATGACTCGGCCCGGATCATCGGGCGGCTGAGCGCGGGGACGCTGCGGGTGGAGAAGGACGGGAAGGGGCTCCGCGTGGAGATCGACCCGCCCGATACGACGTCCGCGCAGGACATCGTGCAGTCGATTCAGCGCCGGGACGTCACCGGCATGTCCTTCGCCTTCCGGACCATGCCCGACGGGGATGATTGGGACTTCAAGACGGACCCGCCGACGCGCCNNGTNACCGATATGCTCATCCGCGAGGTGAGCGTGGTCACCTTCCCNGCGTATCCCTCGACCGAGGTGGCCATGCGCTCGCTCGCGCAGCATCGCGGGGCGGCCCCGCTGAATGTCCATCGGCTCCGACAGCACCTCGCGGAGCAGCGGGCCCGGTGGCGCTAGCGTGAGCCCACCATGGCCGGTGCATCTCCACGGCCTCGTCCTCGTCAAGTGGCTGGACGCTGCCGGCGATCGCGAACAGTCGGACGCCGATCCGATTCCCTGTCTGAGCGTCGGGTGGATCGTCGAGCTCGCCGAGATGAACGGCCATCGCTATCTCAAGCTCGCGACCGAACTCATGGTCGGCGTCGGGCGGTATGAGACCCAGGAGCACGTGTCGATCCCCGAGGGCATGGTGGAGAAGGTAACCCCGGTCGCCGTGAAGCTCCCGGCCCCGTTCGATCGGTGGCCGGGTCGACCGATCCCGCACGAGCGAAAAGGAGACCAGTNAATGGCGAAGAAGGCCGCGAAGAAGAAGGTCCCGGTGAGGGCCAAGACGGTCACGGTGAAGGCGGCCAAGGTAAAGGCGCTGCCGAGGAGGGCCGCGGCGATCCGCAAAAGCCTCGCGGTGCTACTCGAAAAGACGGAGGACCTCGAGAAGCAGTTGACGGAGGTCACGAGCCAGTCGAAGACCTCCCTCGGCGGGCTGGCCGTCGGGAACGCGCCGACGTCACCGCGGTAGGGGGCCCGGAAAGAAAGATTGACACCTGAGGTAACGGCGCCGTAGCGTAGCGCGAAGATAAAAGAAATCCGTCGGCCTGGGGCGAGGTGGACGCCTCGCATGGGGTCGGCGATGTGGTGAGATGCCGCCTGGACGGGCGCCGCTCACGGGGTTTTCACAACTCGTGGGTGGCGCCCGTTCTCATTTGCGGGCGCGCCCGAAAGGGCCACGCAAATGCTCAAGGAGCTCATCGAGAAGCGCCAGCGCCTCCACGAAGAGAACGCCGCCATTCTGCAAAAGGCGCAGAAGGACGGGCGCGACGTCCTCAACGGCGACGAAGAGCAGGAATGGCAGTCGCGCGACCAGGCCATCGAGGCGCTCGACAAGAACATTGTCATGCGCCAGAAGCAGGCGGCCATCGAGGCGCGCCTGTCCGAGGGCGAGCGGGTGGTCGAGGCCGCCCAGGTCCGGGGGGATGGGCCGGGCACGGGCACGGCTGCGATCCGCAAGCTCGCGCGGGGTCGCGACGACTTCGCCATGGCGCTCCGCGGCTGGTTCCTCACGCCTACCGAGAACGGGGCGACCCGCGAGCAACACGAGGCCGCCGAGCGGATCGGGATCGACTTCAATCGGCGGGCGATCACCCTGAACCTGGCCCGGCGCCCGCCGCGCGATCTAAGCGAGGTCCGCGAGTGGGAACTCGAGCAGCGCGCTCAGACCATCACGACCACGGGCGGTGGTTACACCATCCCAGACGAGCTGATGCAGTCGTTGGAAAAAGCCATGCTGTGGTTCGGCGGAATGCGCCAGGTCTCCAGGATCATCCGCACCGACACCGGGGCGGACCTGCCGATCCCGACCGCGAACGACACCGGGCAGGTGGGCGTCATCCTCGACATCAACACCCAGGTGGCCAACCAGGACGTGACCTTCGGCCAGCTCGTGATGAAGGCGTTCAAGTATTCATCGAAGCAGGTGCTCGTCCCGGTCGAGCTCATGATGGACAGCGCCGTCAACCTCCCCGAGATGCTCGGCGAGATGCTGGGCGAGCGCATCGGCCGGATCCAGAATACCCACTTCACGACCGGGGCCGGCACCACGCTGCCCTTCGGCATCGCCACCCAGTCCGTGCTCGGCGCAACCGGCGCGGCCGGCGGTGGTATCGCCTACGTCGATCTCGTCACGCTCGAGCATTCCGTCGACATCGCCTATCGGCAGCAGGGCGCCGGGTTCATGATGCATGACACCAAGCTCGCCGCCGTCAAGAAGCTGCTCGGGACGGACGGTCGACCGATCCTGATGCCCGCCGCCGACGCCAGCATCTCGCGCGGCTTCCCGGCCACGCTGCTCGGCTACCCGATCACGATCAACAACGACATGCCCACGGCCGTGACCACGGGCACGAAGGCCGTGTTGTTCGGTGCGCTATCGAAATACATCATCCGCGACGTGTTGGGCGTGACACTGCTGCGCCTCGACGAGCGGTATGCGGACTTCCACCAGGTCGCGTTCCTCGCGTTCGCGCGCGCGGACGGGAACCTGTTGAACGCTGGCACGAACCCCGTCAAGCATCTGGCCCTGACGACGTAGTCAACGCGGGAACCGACGGGGCGCGCATCGCGATGGCGGTGCGCGCCTCGCCAGACGGGGGGCGCTGATGAAGATTCGGATTCTCTCCGACGTGTGCGATGAGGTTCGCTCCTACACGGCGGGCGAGGTGGTGGACCTGCCCAACGACAAGGCCGCGCGGTTCGTGGCCGTCGGCGTGGCTGAGGAGACCGGCACCGCCAAAGCCACGACGAAGGCCGCGCCCGAGGCGGCGGCGCTTGAGGACGAGGCCGAACGGGCTACGCTCCCGCCCGCGAAGAAACGCGGGGGATAGGGCGCGCCGATGCCGCTGACCGTCGACGCCCTCGTGAGCCTCGGCGANGCGAAGGCGTATCTCCNCNNCCAGGGGAATGCCGAGGACGCGCAGCTNGAGGACGCCATCAACAAGGCGTCGGACTANGTCCAGGCGCGCCTCGGGTGGGGTCCGATCAAGGCCCGTACCGCCACGTGGCGGCTGCCCGGCTTCTCCGGCCAATTTCTCTATGCGCCCATCCGGCCGATCAACACCGCCTCGACGATCACCATCACAGTCGACGGGACGGCGCAGACAGTCTGGAGGACGACGGCCGATGATCCGCAGACCGGCAAGGACGTCATCGTGGTGTCCTCGGTGCCGGGNTCGACCCTGTGCCCCGATCAGTTCTACCGGCTCGCGGGCTGGGACGGCGCCGGCACCGTGCCGCAGCCCATCGTGCTGACGTATACGGGCGGCGCCGTCACCGTCCCGGGCCGGATCCTNGAGGCGTTCTACCTCATCCTCGGGAAGTTCGTGCGGGACGAAATCCACCAGAACCCGGACACGATCTCCTTCTCGGGCCCCGGCGGCACCGTCACGCGGGCCGACACGGACATCCCACGCCGGGCGCGCGACATCCTTGACGCCGACCGCCGGATCTTCGTATGAGGCGCCGCGGCCGCAAGATGGTCAAGGTCGGGCGCGGCGGCCTGGCGCTTGAAATGGACGTCAACTTCGACTACGTGACGCCGCCCGAGGAGTCCGAGCTCAAGGCGGCGCTCGTGCGGGCCATGAAGCGGGCCGTGCAGCGTGTCCAGCACTACGCCGTGGCCAACGCGTCGGGCGCGGTCGTGCGCTTGCGGACGGGGCAGCTCGCGGCCTCCGTCGAGACCGCCGTGGCCCAGCGCGGGCTGCTGACGGTCGGCGTCGTCGGCCCGCGGGGAAAATTCGCCTTCAAGGGACGCCTGCTCGAGCAGGGCGCCGCCGAGCATCCCATCAATGCCCGCCGCCGTCGCGGGCGACGGCGCGGGAGGCCGGGGCTCCTCGCGATAAATACGGGCTTCCGGACCATCTTCCGGGCTTCCGTCCGGCATCCGGGCTTCACGCGCCGGCCGTGGTTCTCGCAGGCGATCGAGACCGCGCAAGCGGGGATCCGCGCCGACTTCAACCGCGCGATGCAGGAGGCGGCGAGTGGTTGAGCCCCTGCGCGATCGCGTGCTCGAGGCGATGGTCGACGTCGCGGCGGGTCTCACCGGCATCCGGCCCTGGGGCGCCACGTATCCGAACGTGCCGACCGCCGACCGCGAATATCGCGAGCTGAAGTCGCGGACGCAGTTCCCGCACTGCTCGGTNCTCGAGGGCACCGGCTCGACGGTGGCCGCGAAGACGGTCCGGTCCAACGTCATCGGCTATCGCCACGAGTTCAAGGTGCTCCTCGTCGGGGCCGTGTCCGCGGCGGATGGCGTCACGGTGAGTCGGTGGCTCGAGCGCTACTGGGACGATCTCTGGACCGCCTTCCTGCAGCACTACACGCTGGGCGGGCTTGTGCAAGCGGTCCAGTTCGACGGAGAGCTCGTCCCCGACGTCTTGGTCGAGGGGCCAACGGCGGAGTTCGTCCAGCCCTGCACGGTGTTTATGAACGAAGAAAAGGAGGTCGCGATCAATGGCTGAGTTCACAGCACCGGCAGCGATCGGCATGCAGGTGGTCATGAAAGAAGAGACGTCGGCCGGGACGGACGTGTTCAGCGGCACGTACCTCGCCACCGACGTGCAACAGGTCGACGCGGACACCATCCGCGTGACGAACGACCCGAACGAGATCAAGAACCTCGTCACGATGGGAAACCTCGGGCAGGCGCCCTCCCTGAAAGGGCCCCGGGTGTCGCGGATTGATTTCCGCATCCCCATCCGCGGCAGCGATACGGGCATCTTCTTCGATGACACNCCCGAGATNGTGCCGTTCGGCGANCGNGCNCTNCAGGCCTGCGGGCTGGGTCGGACCTTTACCAACCCCGGCGTGTCGGGGTCGACGATCCTCTACAAGCCCTCGTCGACGCAGAAGGTCTATACCATCTATATCACCCAGCCGATCCCCGGCTCGGCGAACTGCTGGTCGCGCCAGTTCACGGGATGCAGCGGCACGTTCCGTGTGTCCGGGCGGGCGGGCGAGGGCATGGCGTATGAGTTCAGCCTGCTCGGGGCCCTCGAGGAAGAGGCGGACATCACGTTCGTCCCCGGCACGCTGACGCTGGTCCCGCAATACCCGCAACTCCTCAGCGCGGCCTTCCAGATCGGCGCGGCGAACTACGCCCCGCGCATCGCGAGCGTGACCTTCGACGCGGGGCATCGCGTCGGGCGCTTGCCCTCGATCAATGCCACGTCGGGGGTCGCCGGCTTCCGCATCATGCAGCGCGAGCCGAGCCTGGTCATCGACCCCGAGGTCGATCTCAATACGAACTCCGGCTGGTGGGCGGCCTTCCGCGACGGCGCGCCGCTCAAGGACTGCACGTTCGTCCTCGGCAGCGTCGCGCTCAACAAGTTGACGTTCCGCTTCGCCTCCGACGGCACGTCCTCGAATCTGCAGGTCGTCGACCACCAGCTCGATCGCCGCGATGACCTCGCCTGCTTCCGGATCACCCTGCGCCCCACGATCGCGGCCGGGAATGACGACTGGGGGTTGTTGTACTCGTGAACGACTGAATAGGAGCTCCCACATGGGACGACGCGCGACGGTCGAGGACATTCAAAAGCACGGCGTGCTCGAGATCGAGGTGCCCGAGCTGCTCGACGATGAGGGCAGCCCGATGACGATCAAGGTCCGCAAGGTTCACGGGGGCGAGCGCCTCGCGCTCTTGCCGCCCCTGCCGCCCGACGTCATGAAGGGCGAGCCGAAGGACCTCGGGGAGCGTGAGCGGGCCTGGCTGGCGACCCTCTCCCCGGATGCGATCGAGGAGCGGCGGATGGAGTCGGCCGACTTTCCCTATCGCCTCATCGCGCACGCGACNCTNGACCCGGTGTTCAAGGTGGCCGACGTCCGGCCCCTCGGCAACGCGGCGTGGCGGATCGCCGACCAGATCGTCNTGTTTTCGGACAANGGGCGCNTCACGAAGGCNCAGGCCGAGGNCCCGCGCGAAGACGCCGTCGCCACAGNGTGATATGCTCCCCGACTTTATCCTCTCGGCCTGGTGGGAGGGGGAGCCGATGGAGTTCGTCGCGCGCGACGTGCCGACGGGCGTCTTCTTCTACGGCTTCCAGGATTCCTTTCCCGGCGCGGCGTGCTATGCGGAGAAGAATCGCGCCGAGCAGCGCGGCATCGTCCGCGGGATGGAGGCGTGGGCGGATGACCTATTGGCGCGCGTGATCGTCGACCCCATCCTGACGCCCGAGATGATTCGCGGCCCCGAGGGCGGCCTCGGGAGCGCGCGCGACGAGCTCGCGCTCGGATATCTCTGGGCCGTGGGCTACGAGGAACCCGGCCCCAGCCGGCGCGAGGTGCTCGTCCCGCCAGTCCCCACCCTCGGGGCCGGGGCCGCGCTCCGCCCGTGGGCGCTCATGCCGGCGCTCGCCACCGTCCCAGACCCGACCCTCAAGAGCCAGGTGCGTGAGCTCGCCGCGCGCGCGCGCACGAGCCCGCATGTCGTCTGGACGCAATGGACCATCAGCGAGTTCATCTTCGACTGGCGGGTCCTCTTGGAAGAGAACCTGAAGAAGCGGGCGTCGACTTCGACAGGGAACCTCCGCGACTTGATTGGCCTCGAGGCCGGATAAATGCCCAACGAGATCGAATACGTCATTCGGGCGCGCAACGAGGCGAGCGCCGTCCTCCAGGACGTCCGCAAGGACCTCGTCCTGCTCGACGAATTCGGCAACGTCGCCTCGCGCCTCGAGCCGAAGGTGGAGGGGGCGAGCCAGGCGCTGACGCGGTTCGATGCCACCGCGACGCACACGGTCCGGTCCGTGCGGGCCCTCGCGCTCCCGATCGCGTCGGAGCTCTCGCCAGTCCTCGGCACCCTCACGCAGCAGCTCGTCGGGGTCGTGCATGCCGCGACCC